TTCTATAGCACCTAAAATATGCGCGGCAGCTTGCTCTCCAGTACCCCCAGATAACGCAGAGGACACGGCATTCTGTACGCCGCCCGTTAAAAACGCCAGATACTGGTTGCTTACTGCGCTATCGGATGATAGAAAATCTAGGCTATTGGGGGATATGGTTTCTAGTACGCCAGATACAGCCTTAGAAGTAATAATCGCGTTGGTAACGGCCTCATAAAATATGTCTTCAGTTACATCTTGCCCTTGTAGTTTGGCGTTTATGCCCCCCGCAATAGTGTCCTGTATTATGGTGGGTAACCTTTTAAATTCTCCTTCTATAGTTTCAAAATTTAGGCCATCGACCAATTCGTCAACTTTACCCATACCCATCCCTACTAACTGTGGGATAGAGGCTTCTAAAAATGGGTCAAGAAACGCGTCGGAAAAGCTATCTCCCAATACTAACGCCGTGCTAGAGGCGGAAAAACCGTCAACTAGGCCATCTAGGAGTACATCTTGGAGGAAAAAATTACTATCGGGAATTAAATCCGCGTATCCTTGGAACTTTTCACCGAATCCGCCTAGTAGTTTTCCAGTGGCGTATTGTTTGGCTGCTCCTTTTGCGATGTCTCCCCATGATACGTCTTCGTACCCGGGAAAATCCAAAGCCTTTAGCATTACAGTTTGCGCGGTATTCATCATGGGTATGACCCAACCCATACCTGTCGCCATCAAAACTATTTGCACTAGAGCTTTGATTGGGTTATCTAGGAAACCGTTTACAAAACCTTTCTGCCAATCGTATATTGGCTCGATTATGTATTCGTCAAACTTTCTACCTAGCCTACGTAAGTCATCTTCAAAGCCACCGTTAAAAGCGTAGTCGTCGAAACTGGCTAAAGCATCAGAAAGGGGATCCCAAACGTCGTGCCATCTATCACTTAACCAACTCATTCAGCCTTTCCTTTCTGCTTAATTCTTTTTTTGCCCATACTTATAAACGCTAGGTAGTCATCAGGGTTTTTATTACTTTTACCTAAAGTAACTTTAACATCTTTGTCTTTTAATTCCTCGTACATAGCTAAAAAAGACTCTGTGTACATATCGTTGTCGTATTTTATAACCCCAAAAGTCGCTTTGTTTCTTTGTAAATGACTTAAAAAGTCTACAAGGTTTGTTTTTATGTTGGGTAATACGTCAGCGTTATAGAATAAGGTAAAAAACTGGCTAAAGCTGTCTTTCTTACCTCTAGTTGTAGCGAACGCTGAGTTATTAACTTGGACTAAATCAGTGCCGGGTATAACCGCCGCAGACATGTTGTGAATCTGGTCAATAGTTTTAAGACTAGAAACGGCAGTCGTTATAATTTCAATTGGGTTTAGTTGTTGTTGTTTGCTGTCTATAAGCGGTGCTTCAACCCCCTCAAATTTATGCGTAACCAACCCGTCAATTTGTTGTTTAGTTACCTGCTGCATACTGCGCTCCTAGTTAAGGTCAACCCATGCGCCATTAGCGTATAGTTTTAGCTTATGGTCGTCGGTGTCGTAGTATACCTGCCCATTTGCTGGAGAGCTAGGAGCAGCACTCTGCGCTGGGAACTGAACCCCGCCGTTAAGTGGCTGTGTCACTAGATCGCCTGTTTGCTGTGAGCCACCTGTAACCCTACTGTACTTTAAACCGCCGTCTTCAGAGCCGTCACCGGAGTCAATTATTTCTGTAAACAAACTGGCATACAAGATTTGCTCAGGGCCACCACTAGACAAACCACGGTCATTAGCGCCGAAGAACTGTATTTTTCCTATATCATCCCCATCATTACCGCCACTAGCACCATGTGACCGGTTTAACTTGATAATAGGGCTAGCGTCGGCACTACTCGCTTCATTATTGGATATTACTAAGTCAGCGTTTGTATCGTTACTATTTATCGTTACAGGGCCAGTATTTACTGTCAATGGAGTGCTAATATCTACACCACTAGCGTTTAGCTCGAAGCCAAGTGTAGAAGTGCCCGCCACCATTCTGGATATTTTGTACGCGCCGTCCTCTGTACCATCAGTAACATCGTCGGCTTGCGCTTCAACTTCGGCGTAGGTTACCTTTTGGTCGGCATCGTTGTTACCTTGGTACCGAATAGTACCTAAAGTATCAGCATCCGCAGGGCTAGACGAGTCTCTGTAAGAGTTAAGTACTGGGTGGTCATCGGCTCCTGTATTGGTACTTACCATATCAAAAGTCTTACCCGTCCCAAGATTTAGGGTAAGGCCGCCGTTAATAATGCCATAGGGAGCGTATGGGCTAGTAGCCCCTAGGGTAAATGTCCCCGTGTTAACTATGCTACTACCACCGTTATTAATAGTTCCAAAACCACTAGTAATAGAGCCACCATCTAACGCGCCTACAGACGTAATGTTAGTCTGGGCGGCTGTTTGTAGTGTGCCTGTTAATGTGCCTCCACTAATAGCGCCTGTTGTAGTTATAGTGCTTGAGCCGTTATTAATAGTTCCAAAACCACTAGTAATAGAGCCACCATTTAATGCACCTACAGACGTAATGTTAGTCTGGGCGGCTGTTTGTAGTGTGCCTGTCAACGTAGTACCAGTAATAGCGCCAGCGGTAAATGCTACGGCAGAATTTGTAACCGCTAAAGTGCCGCTTGTAACATCTGGAAGATATATATCGTAAGCACCATTAGCTACGGTAGCATTCGGAGTGGCGTTTAACTTAAATGATTTTTGAGCGGCATTGGGGCTGTAAAACTGCATATACCCATTACTGTATGACATTAGAATAGGATTGCCATAACCCATAACAAGACCGTAAGAGAATAGGCTCATCGCTGGGTCTTCTTGACCACCACCATGACCTAACTTAAATTTCATACAGCCTTGTTCATTACCATCAACGGGGTACTCTGTTTCGGCGTAAATTCCCGCGTATTCAAATTTCTCACTAGCATTATTCGTACCAAAGAACTTTACTGCCCCTATCTCAGAACCGCTTGCCGCAGTACCACCGTCTCGAAATAGTTCTATACTTGGGTTTTCAGTAGTGCTATTTGGGGTTGTGCTTGTAAGTTTTAATGTATTAGCGTTAACGGCAAGCTCACCATTAATTGTAGTAGCGCCAGCAGTAACCCCACCTGTAACAGTGAGATCACCATTGATAGTAGTGTCGCCTAGGTCTTGGCGCAGGTGCTCATCTAGCTGATTAAAGTACAAGCGTAGTATGCTAAACGTGCGTTGATACAGGCTCTGATTGTACTGTGCAGGCGGTATCGGCAGAGCCGGGGCTTTAAACTTGACGTTGTTAGCCATTAGCGTCTTCCATCTGGGCGCATATCAATGCGGGGGTATCCTAACTGCCACTTAACGCCAAGGTTAGTAGACTCTACTTTCATAGACATTTGTCTGCCACGTAAGCGCGTGTTTATGTGTGTGGTGTAAGGTTCTACAGTAACCGTAGTCCCCTGCACTATTGTGCCTGTGTTACTGCCACCTTCTGACGTTGGGGTGTTATACCCAGAGCCAGAGCTGTCTAACGGGTTTAAAGTAATATCTACGCTAGGAGAGCCTTGTGTAGACCCTTGGAACGTAATATCTGGCAACATACGCCATACAAAGGCGAATTGGTGCCCATCTTGTAGGTCGAACTCAGAAGACGTGATAGAGGCAGTTATGGCCGTTGTAGTGGTAGTTTCGTTATCATCTACGCCAATTTCGTGGTCTACGAGGTTTTTAGTGTATGTAGCGGCTAATGGGTAGCTACGTATGCCCGAGTTCTCCCATGCGGTACGCGCCATAGTGCCGTGATACCATATGTTTTCTAAGTAGTTGTACACCACGTATAGGTCATTGGCTGTAGATTCTGTGCTGGGGTAGAACCACCATATTTCATTAAACTCTTCGTTAGTACCAGAGGTCACTTGCTGTGACTGTGAAATCTCAAAGTCCTCGAATACGTGCCTGTGCAGCGTACAAGGTAGTGGTTTTACGTTGCCATCATAGGTATAAAACTTGTCTTTGCCCATCCAAAACGCTATACCATTGGCGTAAGACACGGCATTTGGGCCGCATATAGACACGTTTTCACCTACTATTTGCGCACCCCAACCCTCTAAACCGAGTAGCTGTAGCGCGTATAAGGCGGCATCTGTCCATACAAGTATCTCTTGGCGGGCTTGTATGCCCGTTATAATCTCACCACCCCTAGATAGTTTTAGGCTACCAGCTACGTTTATCTCACTAGGTGCCCAATCCCCAGCGTCGTCTTGGTGTGACCAACGTACTAGTAATGGGTCTAATGTGTTTGTAGTGTCTAAATACGCTGTCGTACCTAAACAGAACACGAACCGGCTTATGTCTGATACCAGTACCTTGTTAGCTACAGCAGGTACACTAAGTGAGTTAACTCTACTTGATAACAAGATAGCACGTGTAGTTAAAGGATTCGCACCATCCCAATAGAATAGTGGCCCACCCCTGTAATTTGTGATGAGGTCTTCACCGAAGTTAGCCTGACTCCACAAACGTATGTTAGTTTCAGTGGTAAGCCCCGTACCCCATACACCACCACCCCATTCACCTCCGCCCCAACCATTTGTGGCAGTCTGGACTTCATCACCTGAGTTTATCTGGAATGTAGCCACTAAAGCCCCACCGCCAAACGAAGTAGACGCGCTGGTAGCGTTATCCGCTGCCCCGCTAGAATCCACTACAAGCACTGTGTATGTATCAGCAAAAGAAAAGGCTACTGGCTGTCCATCAGCTATGGTAATTGCATTGGCGATAGTTATTGATGTTTGGTCAGCTACCGCAGTTACTACCTCACTAAACGCTGATCCATCTGTATTGTTACCTGTGATGGTCATACCAATGGCTATTGTGCCATCTGTAGGGTCGTCAATGGTTACAGTTGCGCTGGCGCTAACAGATACGTCTATTGTTGTAGACACTTGTTGTGACGCGTTGTACGATATTTGGTATTCCCGCTCTATATTGGCCTCTACAAGCCCATTAAAGTCCCCAGATTTACCTGAAAACGTCACAAAATCGTTGTTTCTGTACCCGCGATTGGTGTCCACAATACGCAGTAAATTACTAGAATTATAGCTAATAGCCTTGTTAGAGTACGTAATAACAGCAGTAAAGTGTAATATCGCCCCTACAGCGAGGGTTTCGGCAGTGCCCGCGAACGTTATTTGTGTTGTTGAGGCCGCTGTTACGATCTGTGTAAACGAGTTACTGTCTGTATCTGTACCAGTAACAGTCATACCTGTACGAATGTCACCTACTAAATTTTCAATAAGTACCGTATTGGCTGCGCTTATGGCGGTTTTCACTGTCGCAGAACCTTGGCGGAGCGGAGTAACGTCGTTGTACTCGCCACCAGACTCTACATAGAACTTAGTGTTCGTGCCAATACCTACGTACAACTTACTAGCTAGAGTACGCCAGCTATGGATAGAGCGAGATATGCCGTTAAACACGTTGTTAGACAGGCGCACCCACCCACCGATCTTTTCCGGCAAACCTTTACGGAACCGTACTTTGTCGGAGTCGTGCCATCCACCCTCAGTACTGTATCGAGTACCTTCTTTGTTTACACCGGGTTTTAGTTCTAACTTGCTTAATGGCATTGTTACCTCTTAATAAGTCCACAGCACAGGTACAGTACTACGTGTGTCTACGTGTACGAAAGTCTTAGCGATACCAATACCACCAAAGTCTAGCTGAAATGCTAGTTTCGCCAGCAAGAATCTCTGCGCACCGCTGCTAACTCGTATGTCTGCGGCAATGCCTTTACTGTGCATCCCCGGCTCTGCTTTCTTAGCTTCAATAGAATGCTTAGGGCTTCTATATCCAGAAGTAATTGTAAAGGGGAATCCAGCCTGTTCGCGCAGCATGTCCAATCTATGGATAAATTCATCCTGCATGTCATTCTCGCCAGTCTCTTGGCAATCGAACTCTTCGATCTTAAAGTATTTAAAGTTACTCATCTGGTTTATGACTCGCACCGAAGTAAAAAGAAGTTATGGCTGATACTACACCACCCATGTAGCCTAGGATTAGGCTTACTATAGTGTCGCTATTAGCATCAGGTGGCTGGATAGTAACAAGAAAAATATACCCCACGAAGCCCACCAGAGCGACGAGAGCAACGATTCTTGGCGTCCAATCACCTTTGTGTGCTTGTCTCGCATCTTTGACATCTTGAGCCTCCAAAGCAAATACATCGACTTCTAGCTCCGCCATCTTCTTCTCGAAGTCTAACTCGGCCTTTTTAATCTCGACAAGCTGCTCAGGTGTGGCAGATTGCATTGCTGTATCTATAGACTTAGCGTCTGACTTACAACCTAGTACGGATGCAATTGCTTGTGCAGCGGTGCCCCCAAGAGGGCCAGCTAGTGCCGCACCAAGTGTAGGAGCAACCGCCCCAATTAAGCCTTTAATAGCTTTAAAATTCATTTTACTTACCTACTTTTTGCATAGCTGATTTATGTGAAGCTGAAAAACTCTTACCGTTCTTCATTTCTTTACGCATAAAAGCCATATGCTTAGCTGTATGGTGTTCTTTATGCTTTTCTAACGTTGTTTTCTGCTGCTTGGTTAGCCCTGAAGTACGTTTGCGCATAGCCGTTATCTCAGTGGAGTACTGTTTAAGTTACTTAGTCTCGAACTAAGGCGCGCAATTTGCCCTTCAAGCCTTTCAATCGGGCTTTAAAGATTGCTAATTCGGCTTTTATTAACGCTAGCGCCGCTTTCGATTTTGCTTGTATCTTGACTTTGAAGCCCCCTAATAGTGCTTTCAAGTCGTTTAATAGTTTGGTTAGCATTGCCATTTTACCTTTTCTAGTCTCTTTTTAGTTCTATACCAGCCTCTAAAGCCGCTATACGTAGTTTTAAGTCAGTAAGCGAATCTTTAAGTTTTTCAGTAGCGCTATTGTGTTTTTGCTGCTGATCACTAACGTACACTAAAAGCATGTCTTGCCTAGCATCGGCAGGAAGTGCTCCTAACTCGCCTCTAGGCCATTTTACCCTAAACTCGCTGTTCTGATCTATGTCCATTTGAGTTTTGTCTAAAGCATGTTCCAAGAGGTTTAGCCGCTCTTGAATACCAAAGTAAGCCATAGTCGATATACAAGTAAAAGCAATCATAGCCACTAGGTTTCTGATTGGTATTGTTATACCTGTATTCTCACTAAGTTCCATAGCTAGATGAGTTGGCCAATAATAGCAACGCCACCAGAGATAATGAGCACATACAGCCCCCAAATAATGTTTTCTAGGCGGATAAACTTCTTAGAGCCATCGCTAAGCTGTTCTTTAATATGAGAGTACTTAATGTTGCACTCCGACTCATGCCGCTCAATACCCGCGATTGTTTCTACTAGCATTTCCTTCTGCGTTGCCATTACTACCTCTACAATATGTTTAAAGTTATGATTATACCGTCGTGCCCTTCGATAGGAAGGCCCACTTCGGCGTTAAATAAGTCTTCTCTGCCAAAACTCGCAAGTAAGAAATCATACATTGGAGTGTTTGTCTTTACATGCCCTTTTATGGCTGTAATGTCTAAATCCCGTAATGCCTTACAAAAGGAATCACCAGACAGTATAAATGCTTTGTTGTTACCTACTACCACGTTTGTGCAGTAGTATGCTTTGTTCTTAACTATACCTGTTGTGTAGCCCGCAACTTCCCCGTCTTTAGTTATCTCTGCGTTAAGTTTGTTCTCGCACGCGTGTACGAACATACGCTTTATAGTGTCAAAGTCTGCCCTTGTATTGGTATCTATGGTGTCTTTGTTTTCGGCGTATAGTTGCTCTAGCCTCACTAGGTCAACTACGTTAACTATCGTAGTGCTAAACATCGAACGTCACCGTTACAGAAGCGTCGTCTTCGTCACCAAATAATGATACTGCGCCTACTGCATTACCTGACCATTGTGCGTAGTTAACTCCGCTCTTTAGTACTGTTTGGAAGGTAAGGGCGCTCATATTAACACTGCCTAAAGGTGTTACTACAGACGTTATTGATGTGGCTGATAGATTTTCGTCTGGGTCGGCCACGGCGAATACAAATGACGGGTTAGCGTTCTGTGTGCGGAGGGTGTGTATAGTGTAGTTAGTGCCATCAACTGTCACGTGGTCAGGAGATAGGTTACCTAAGAACTGAGCCTTTTCAAGCGATTCATCAGATAACACCGCGAATGGCACTCTAGTAAACCCATAGTAGAACCCTTGTTTTGCGTTAGTAACCCCCACAGTCATAACGGAGACATTAGTCCCACCCCCTGCGCCGCCTACCATCATTATAGCGCCAGAAGACATTAACTAACGCCCCCACCAAAGATAACATATAAGTTATCTGCTACGCATACGATCTCGGCTACGCCGCCATGGACTATAGTTCTAGTGCCGTTGGCGCTACCTGCGGTGTAGGCTAGACCTGAACACAGGGCTATAACATTATCATTAGCCGCTTGGATAGTAATATCAGCCGCGTTATTAGGGTCTGCGTTAACAATAACCCAAGTAGAGCCAACAGGGATGGCCGCTGTAGCTGTATCGGGCAATGTGTAAGCAGTAGCTGCGGTAGCGATGGATATAATTCTTTGCCCAACAAGTGCTGTCATAGCAGTTGCATCTTTGTTACCACTTGCAGGTACAGTAGCCGTAGGTGATCCTGTAAGTCCACCAGTAGCAGTTGTAACACCTGTAACAGCTAACGTGCCCGCTACAACTGTGTTGCCCGTGGCGGCTGTTACAGTAAACTTGTCTGTGTTTACAGTTACATTACCCGTCACACCTAATGTGCCACCCACTGTGGTAGCGCCAGTAACATCCAGTGTGCCACCCATTGTAGCGTTGCCTGCGGTGCTAGTACCTGCTTCTTTAACATCTGCGCCGTCACAATATAGGATAGCGGTTTTGCCGTTAGGTATAACCACGCCAGCGTCATTAGCGGTCTTTACAGTTACCGTCTGGCCGCCAGTAGTAGCGTTGTTGATGACCCATATCTTGGCTAGGTCAGGCACGATTATGTTAGAGTTAGACCCTAAAGTACCAGAAGTTAGCCTGATTATTGCATGTCTTGATTGGCAGCTAGTCCCAGTTGTATTAGTAGACAGCGTAGTATTGCCAGTTATCTCTATGCTCACGTACCCAGCGATAGCTTCTTCTAGCATGTCGGTAAGTTCGGTGTTTATGAGGGTGCCCCAAGTACCCGCTGCTTCGCCCGCTGCCGGTTTTACAAGCCCTAAACTAGTAGTATGCGCCATTATTCAATCCTAATTATTGCTGTAGTCGCGCTCGCGGCAGGGAAAGTAACCGTAAACGTGCTGTTAGATGATGTTTTGTCTGAGCCGAAGTTTAGCACAGCTATAGCTATGCCGCCGTCCACGTACAATAACGCTCCACGAGCCGTTATAGAAGAACTCGCCCACTCTACGTCTGTTAAGTCTACGTAAGCTGTGGTGCCACTTGAAGTGGGCGTGCCTTTAGTTACCGCTTTACCTGTAGCGTCGTACCCTGTACCAGAGGCTTCGCCTGTAGCGGCGTACGCTGTAGTGGCGGCACCTAAATCAGCGGCGCTAGTATACAAAGCTAATTTTAAACTAACTGAGTCAAAGTCTAAGTCCCCTTTAAGGAGGGCTAACTTAGCTGATGTGGTCATTGTTTGTGTAATAGCCATCTTATGCTACTCCTACCGGTGCTGCTCCAGTGGGCGTACGATACGCATCTTTAAATGTTCTAGCCCCTAGTGATCCTAACAGCTTTAGAGATGTTACAAACTGTTGATTGTACATGGCTACTATATCTGGCTCAGCTTTCATAAACCTAGCTGCTTCTACTAGCGCACCGTTTAGCAACACACTATCAAAGTTAGTCGATAGCCAAGTAGTGCCGGTTTCCCCGCCCGAAGTAATAGACGCAGGATAGGCTTTGTATGTGTGGATTGTCGCGTATGCTGCGTCAGGTGTGGGAGCTACGGTAAGAAATAGTGTATTAGCTGGGCCACCATAAGTACTTTCACCATACTGCGCGTAGTGCGTAGGAACGGCTGTGGAGGTTGTGTCAGGGTATGCCTCTAACAAAAAGCTATTGTCTTTCTGTAGTAGGTACGTAACTACACCTGCGGCGCTCTTAACAGCTAGGCTAACACTACTTAAATACCCGCTAGGGACAGCGAATGTAGCACTACCGATAGTTAAGGTAGTAGCGCTGTCTGTAAACGTGCTGGCAGGTAAATCAATAGCTATGTATATAGCTTGCTCTGCTTGGGTAATGAACAAGTTTAGCTGGAAGTCTGAAAACGTATTCTCAGTAACGTCAGCGATGTTAGTCTTCAAGTCCGCGTATGTCATGCTCATTATGTCGTCACCGTCACTGTGCCTATCTTGGTATTACCCACTAGTGTGTTGGGTATGTCTATGTTATCCCCGCCGCCTACAGGTCTAAAACCGTACTGGGTAACTCTACTTGCCGCAGCGGCGTTGTCTGGGCGCGGGTTGCGTATTGCTTGTGGGTCAGTTACTACAACTTCCCCTAACTTGTTCTGTGGGTGATCTTTTTCCCAACATTCAGGGCATACCATTAAATGCGTGTTCTTACTCTTGATAACCAGAGCTTTGAGTTTCTTTAGTTTATACTGAAACCCACAACGATCACATATAGCAATCGCTCTTTTA